TCTGTTCCGTTTTGGTCTATCGTTAAAGCGTTTGAATCAAATGTTCCTGCATAATCTATAAATGATATCTCATCACCGATATTACCTGCAGGTAAATCCATCTCTATTGCACCAGATGTTGTATTAATAAAATAACCCTCACCAGCTGCTGCTGTAAAATTAGCAGTTTTTACTGCCTGCCATGAGGTTCCGCCTGATACCTCAGCAAAAGATAATTGACCAACACCCGTTGCACCTGAGCCCGATACCGAGTCTACTTTTAAAAACCTGTTTGCTGTAACATTTCCAGTTGGAAATTTTAGCTCATAGCTCTGCCCAGAACTATGTGGGGGTGATGTAAGTTTAATCCCGTGAGAATTGGACTCACAATTAAGTTGAATTGAACCTGGGTTTGTTGCACCAAGAACTTCAATTAATCCTGTTCCTTTAGGTCCAACTTTTAGATTTATGTTAGAATCACCACCAGTTGCTTGAATAGATGGTCCACCACCTGTTGCAGCGTTTGTTATATCAATCTGGTTTACTGCAGATGAGGTTGTTTGAAATATTATCTGTTCGTTTCCGTTCTCATCATTTATTCCATGTGCATCGTCAAATGCAATATTAAAATCGTTTGTATCTAAATTGCCACCTAATTGTGGTGATGTATCGTCTACGACATCTCCACCAGTTTGAATCTCAATCATCTTAGGGTTTGTCGTATCTGGACTACCAGATGCAAAAATTATGGCTGTTTTTTTCTGTGTAGCTCCAAAAGTAAAACTATCACCAGATCCTGTAGCGTATTTAAATTGAACTGTATAAGAACCTGTGCTTGAATTTTTTAATATATAAAAATTTTGTACGTCGTTTGGAATTGTAACCACTGCATTACCAGATAAAGATCCAGTAAACTCTATCATTCTGTGTGCAAGAACATCTCCTGTTCCTCCATCACTACTCGTTAGAGCAACAGTCCCACCACTAGTCAATGCTTGTTGTGTAAAACCACCCGCTATCTGTTCGATTACTTGTAAATTTACGTTTGTTTTGTTTCCCCAAGTTCCAGCATTTTCACCGGTTGCCTGAAGTTCTATACCCAAAGGGGTAAATGTTGATGCCATAAAAATTCTCCTAAGCTGCTACATCAGTATAGCTGTTATTTGTTCCTGTTGCAACATCAGAATAACTATTATTCGTTCCTGTTGGAACGTCACTATAACTGTTATTTTGACCAGGGTCAATATCTCCATACGCAAAAATATTTACCCCACCAACAGTAATTGTTGCAGATTGACCAGTTAATCCAACCTGAATATCTGCTATAGATACAGAACCAATACTAGCACTAAAAGATTGACCCGATAATCCAAGAGTCATATCATTAGGATCTAAAGCTCCTACACTAGTTGTTGCAGATAATCCTGTTAAATTAGCTACAGCTCCACCTAAACCTATAATTGTACCTAAATTAAATGTAGCTGATAAACCAGATACTATTGCTGTATTATTTGGTGCAACTGCCGTTCCAATAGATGCAGACATTGAAAATCCTGTAACATCAACTTGGTTACTAGAAGATCCAACTGCAGTTCCTTGAGCAGAAGTTATTGATAAACCTGATGGTTGAACAGTATCGTTTGGTGCAAATGCAGTTCCTTGACTTAAAGTTGCTTCTTGACCAGTTAGACCAACAGCCATATCAGCAACTGTTACAGCGCCTAATGCAAACGAAGCTGAAACACCAGACATTGAAACATTAGCATCTGATTCTACTGCTAATGATCCAACACTAAATGATGCAGAAATACCTGATGGTTCTACAACTGCAGAACCTATTCCTGATAAAGAACCTACGTTAGATGAAAACTCTACACCACTAATGTCAAAGTTTGGACT